GAGTAGCCCCGCCGGGATCACGCTCGTCAATGCCACTCATGACCTTGATGTAGATCTCACGAGCGTTGCGGTGCCCGCGGAGGGCTCGATCTTGACTTGCCTGATTGGTGTCAGTCATCCAGTTCTGGAATAGGAGTCCGACGCGGGCGGTATAAGCAGCCTCTACTCCGCGCCGGTCAAGTCGATCGAGCTTCTTGTCGTACTTAGATGGTTGCATAGGTGGAACTCCTTCGCCTGGGCTCTGATCGCTGACAACGAGCATCAGGAAGAATGCGATCCCCAGGGCTATTACGAAGGCTATTAGTGGCCCAAGGTACTTCATGTGATAGCCGTACCGTTGATGTAAACTGTAACCTTTCCGTCCTCGATTACGATCTTAATCTCAGTGGGCCCTTGGCCCACGGGGGGAGGTTCCTCCGGTCCCGGAGGCTCGATATGAGGGGGATTTCCTACGTAGACCGGAGGCAGTGAGTCATCAGTGGCCTCGCGCTGAATGTAAATGGTGTTATCGAGTTCGAGGAGACACTTGAGAACTGGCATACAGCCCACACGTGAGTCACGAGCCCCGCTACTCCACTGGCCGTCGGCCACGTAGAACCCGCTCGTGTAGATATTAGTCCCCGCATAGACGTAGGCCGAGGGGCTCCCGTGGAGCCTGTAACCCCATCCATTGTAGGACTCCCACCAAAATGCGGCCTTCTCCAGCCGCCAATCCTCCACGTCGTCGAGCCCGTGATCCTCGAGCGCGATTATCGCCGCCCTGTCCCAGGCGTCTTGCCCGTAGTAGGGCCCTTGCCCTTTCGGGACGTGGGTCGAGACTTTGTTGAGCGGGTCCCCTTGCGCGAGCTGGGTAGAGAAGTCACAATCCGCTTCACGAAAATGAGTAGGTCCGATCCACCACCAGGGGACCCCCGTCTTCGCTTCGACATTCTGATACCGAGCCTTATTCGCGAGGATTTTCTTGGCGATACCCTGGGCCATAGTCAACTTGTTGCGCTCCATGATATCCCACCAGCCCGCGGCCTCAGGCCAGAAGGCCCCATACTTGGGGATTGTCGTGGAGGTAGTGATTGCCCGGGGCGTGATCTCACTCATTCGACTACCGAGACTGTCCCGAGGATCAACGAAGTGATATCTGTATCGGTTTGAAACACCATAATCAGTTTATAAAGCTTGGGCCGTAACGCGAACATAGCTGGCGCTTCGACGCGCCACTGCACGATCCCGGGCGCGGGCAGGGTGATACTCCCGCCGCGCATAGTAATAATCAACTCGTCGAACCGACTGAGCTGGTCCTGGAGCCTCAAGATGACATCGACCACCCCCGAGAAGTCGTAGAGAGTATCGTTATCGATGCTCCACACTTCCACAGTCTCTACCCAAGTACTGTAGATCGATGCGGGAGGGATTGATCCATCGAGCATTTTGAACCTCTACAGCTTGATGAACCAGGTTACGAGCCTGGCCAACGGGAGGTTATTGATTGGCGTAGTGCCGCCGATTGTGGTTGTGGTGAAGGTGTGGCTATGTCCGGGCTCAGTTGGGATAGGATGGAAGTGATTTACACTGTCCGTTCCGGTAGTAAAGTTGTGGTTGTGGTTTGTAGCCTGAGAGCCCGAGGCACTGAAGGCATGGGCGTGGTCGCCAGAGCCGAAGCTGGCGCCGCTGGTAGTACCAGTCGTACCGGCGGTAAGGAGATTGGCACCTCCGGGAGGGCCTTGTTGTACTCCCGAGAAATAAGTATAGGTGTGGCTGTGGTCAAGGCTATAGCCCGTACCAGCAGAGCCAATCGTAGTTCCCGAGGACGAGATGACGATGGTCTGGTTTTCAGTGCCGGTCGTGCCACTGTGCGTATGGAAGGTGTTAACAGTACTGGTTTGCCCCCCGTGCGCGTGCTGTCCGTCCACCGAGGTCGTGCCAGTGTGTTGGTGGGCTGGCATCTGACCCACACTGAGCGTGACCGAATTAGCTCCGATACTCGCCGCGGGGAAGGTTGTAGTTCCGACATTGAAAAGCAGCCCGGTAAATGCACCGGCCGGAGTATTACCCATGTCATCGACGCCGAATAGTGCCGCGCCTCGACAAGAAGGTAGTACGATGTTCTTGTTAGCGTTAAAGTCGGCTATAGCCCCAGAGGGAGTGCGTCCCCCTGACACAGTAGCCATAGCATCATTGACATTGTTATACAGATACTGGAACAGCGCAAATGTGTCACTGTTCGTATTGTTCAATCCATTAGCTCGTTCTGTCGCGAGCGAGGCCGCGTTGCCGATAGTCCTTCCATTCAGCCTGACATAGCCAGGTTTGGTCGTATTGATAAACTCTCCGTGGATCATACCAGTCTGGACGCGCTCCTCGGCAGGAATAACCACAGTCAGATCAACTGGGTTCGGATTAGGCACCGCAAGGGTAAAGGTTATTTGAACGTCGTCCTTGGACTTTACCTGAAAGTCATAGCTGACGACGTAGGGCACGAACACGTCTGGCCAACGACCGTTCGCATCCGCGACTACCGGATTGGGATGGGCACTTGACTCGCCCGCGTCGCGAAACACTGTCAGCGGTGACGTTGTCCCGCCCTGAAAGAAGAACGCCTTAGCGCCATCCGCGCGGAGGTCGTCAGCATAACGCTCGACCATTCCTGATCTATTCCACAGGCTTCCCACGAGCGCCTCCAATGACAGTGGCGGGATCTACATCAGTCCCAAGATTGTTGTTTAGGTTCTTTGTCGCGAGGTTAAACCCTACTATCGCGGCGTTACCGCCAGAGCGCACGACTCGTTCATAGGCCCGGGACCATGCGGCCACACTGGCTGCGAGCGCGGGCGAGGTCAGTGCATGGGCAACCACCTTAACTGGGATCATGGTGCCGAGCACCGCGAGCGGGGCGGCTACAGCCCCCGCCCCGGTGACACCTCCAACGGCAGCTGCCCCTACCGCGGCCTTGGCCATGGTCCCCGTCGAGGGCCCACGCCACGTCGGAGCGCGCTCGGTGACTTCCGCGATGCTGTCCAGATGGTGCCTCAGCGAGCCTGAGCCGCCCTGACCAAAGAGGATGTTCTTTGAGGCCTCTGGCAGTTCGCTGTAGCGACGGACAAAGTCGCCCGCGCCGAACTCTCCGACCTCGTTCTGGCCCAGATGCTGGACTAACTGAGCCTGGACCTCACCCTGCCGCTTGGCGGGCGTCAGCTGGCGCATCCGCGCGAGCGCGGCAAGGTCCTCTGGCGTGCCAGTCCGGGCCATATTGGCCATTTGGGCTATGGCGTCCTCAGCTGGCTTATCCGTTACAGTGGTCAGCCGGGGCGGCACGGGACCAGTAGAGCCCGCGATCCGTCCCTGGAGCATCTCGCCGGTAGCCCCGACTTCCGCACCAGGCTCGATCCCTCCCTTAGAGATGGCCTTGCTCAGCGCCGCCCCGCCTCGCATAGCGGCGATACCCGGAGCCACTGGCCCGCCAAGGGCGGCAGGAAGGGCATTCTGGGGCTCCTGGAGCTTCCCACCGGCATCACCAAGGAACCGATTAAATCCTGCCTTTATGCCTGCCCCGACCTCTGGCAGGAACCGGCTGATAGCATCTGTTACTGGCCCCTCCTGGCGTCCTCTAGTCCCGCGCGCGGTAGCAATGGCCGCGACCTCCCGGGCCTGCTCGGCTGGGTCCTGGGACAGTGTCGTTCCCTCGAGCGGGGAGGGCTTGGTCGAGACTGGAGGAGCCGCCTTTGACTCCACTGGTTCATCAAAGACAAAGCCTTTTGGTACCGCGCTCGGTGGAGCCTCGTCAAACTTAAATCCTTTCGGAACTGCATATGGTTGTTCCGTGTCACTTTTTGGAGTACCGCCCCCTGCCATCGACAGGACCTTGGTTGGATCGCCGTAGCGCTCCCGCGTTCCGGGCGGGGCTATCCTCGGGGGCGGCATTCGCTGCTGCTCCTCGATGTAGTCACCAACTGGATCAGAACTGAATGGAGCCCAGCGCTGACGGAAGGTGTCCACAGAGGGATCAACAGGATTTAACCTGCCCCACCGAGGCTCGTTTGGCTGCAGATAGTCAAACTCTCTGGCCATTAGGTGTACGGCTCCGCTCTACCGTTCCTGATAATGTACCTATTACCCTGTTCATCAGTACCAGTCTTACCTTCGTGCTCGGGTCCGAATTTAGTTATGGGTTGAGCTGTTGGCTGAGCCGCGGGCGTGCCCCCGCCTTGAGCCGAAGCTACAACCTTCTGCCCCTCCGTTGTAAGACTACCATCCTTGTTTACGAAGAGTGGATGCTCATCAGCATACTTGTCGATAACCTCATTTACTCCCCAGGAAGTAGCCCGCAGCGGATTATTCTTCATAAAGCTTCTGGCTTCTTTAGAGACCCCTCGATCGTACTCAGCCATCTGGCGGAGGTTACCTATGATAGCCTTGATGCCACCTGGAGTTTGCAGGATCTGCGGGAATATCTTCTCGACGAACGCCCTATCAGCGTCAGAGAAGGACTTACTGAAGCTCCCGACGTGGGCCATAAGAGCCTGATTGGAAAGGGAGGTAAACTCTTGATTGATCGCGGCCGAGCGTTCCGCAGACGTAGCAAGTTGCCCTAGCCTGTTCTTGAATGCAGTCGGATCAACTCCAACTATTTTCATCAAAGATAGTACTTGATTGACCCCTTCAGCATATTTATTAGCCGATGTACCTGCTATGAAGTCCTTGTCCTGAGTAAGAGTACTCATTCGATCGAGTGTGGCAATGAGCTGCTGTGACTGGCCAGCTTTCTTTTCGGTGTCGAGGTAGATCTTTTCCGCGGACTTGATCTTGTCCGGGGCCTGTTGCAGCTCCAGCTTGTAATCACCAAAGCTGACATCGGGCTGACCCGCTTGTCGCCGAGCGATCCGTTCTTCCTGCCAGGCCTGTTGATCTGGGGTCAGCTTGAGCTTACCCATAGCATCGCGGAAGCGCTCCATAAGAGCCCGCCCCGGGCCACTGGTCATCAACTGCCGTGGCATTGTGGACAGAGCCTGTCCCACCGCAGCGGCCTCAGCCTGGGCATCGGCCTGATACGCAGGCACCTTTAACGGGCCACCCTCTGGGGCCGGGGCGGGAGCCGCCTGTGGAGGTGCTGCTCCGGCGGCTGGGGCAGCTGCAGCATTGAGTGTTTCTGCACCCATTACCGGGGTCTGTCCAGGCAGTGTATTCGGCGTGGGCGGGGGCCCGGCCAGCTGCTGTGGCTGGGGTTGCGCCGCGCCCTGTTGTGCTGCAGCTATGATGGCGTCACTTGGGCTGGGCTCAGCCGCGGCCTGTTGTGGTCCCGCCTGAGGCGGAAGGGCGCTTCGTGGTCCTACTCCTGGAATAGCCCCGGGCGGACCCTTAAATGGGTCTGGAGCTGGCGGGGCCTGAGCTGGCCCCGGGGTCAGTGGGATGTTGGGCGCTTGCTCCGCAGGGGCTGCGCCCCCCATCCCGGGCCATTGGAATTTCTTGAGATATTCAGCCTGTATCCTGTCGGACTCGCCCTTCTGGGTCAGTTGGCGACGCGCAAGCGCGGCCGCCTGGAGCTTCAACCCGGCCTCCATCTGGCCCGCGGCGAGCAGCTGCGATGCCTTCCTCTCCAGTGAGTCTGGATCGGTGCTCTTGAGGTCCGCAAGCGTTTCCTTCAGCGTAGCCCTATCCCGAGCCGCTCCCGCGACGGAGGGGAGGGCCCCGAGCAGACTGAAGTCCACATTAAAGTTGTCGGCCATAGTCAACTCCTACGCTGCGAGTCCAAGGCCCTTAAGAGCACTGCTTCCGATCGGGGTCGAGGCCCCTGCCGTGGCCAGGTTGAGGCCCAGGTTCCACAGGTTCTTCGAGCCAGCCATCTCCGCGTTCGCGGCAGTCTGGAAGGTCGGCGAGTACTGCCCTGCGATGTTCTGGAAGCCCTGGGACTGTTGTCCAGAAAGCGTGGACAGCAGATTGGCAATGCTGTTGCCTGTCCCGGTGTACACTCCACTCTGATCCTCGCCGCCGCGCTGGGCCAAATTGGCCAGGCTGGTCCCGGTCCCGAGCAGGGTATTGGCCACGTTAGTACCTGTGCCCGACAACAGATCGGACAGTTTTCCGCCGGTGCCAGTGTAGATGTTAGCCGCGCCCGTGCCTCCCGTAAGGGCAGCATTGGCTGTGCCCGAGGCGGCAGTCGAGGCCGCGTTCGCGCCAAGAGGCGCATAGGCCCCCTGCTGGGCCTGGCCGAGGCCGGATACACCTGCGCGCCAGGCACCGTAATCTTGATTGGCCAGGCCCTGCCCAAAGGTCTGCGCTTCACGGAGCTGGTTTCCGCCCGCGGCCATGCCAGAGGCATTCGCGTTACGCAGAACGGACTCGAGTCCCTGGTTCAGCTGGAACTGGTAGCCGGGGCTGGACTGAAACGCGGCCTGAACCTGTCCCGCCATAGGACCAAGGCCAAAGGCCCCCTGCGCGATATCACCGCCCTGAAGAGCCCGTGCATCATAGCCTTGCCCTTGCCCAGCGAGTCCGCCGTAGGCGTCTGTTGCCCCCTGAACACCGCTTCGGAGTGACTCAAGGCCCCCTGTCTGTCCAGCCAAAAGGGCATTGGTCCCGCCGGTCTGGCCCCCATAAAGAGCCGCGATTGCCTGGGGCGAGTAGTTCTGGATGTCTCCGCGCGCCGTGGCTTGCCCGCCCTGAAGGGCACCAATGGCACTGCCCTGTCCACTTTGGAGGGCGTCGATGCCGCGGGTCTGCGCGGCACCAATGCCAGATTGGATCTGATTGGAGATCCCCGTAAGATACTGCTGCTGTTGTTCTGCAGCTTTCTTAACGGGATCGCCGGTAAAGATATCGAACAGGCCCATTATAGCCTCCTATGACTTCTTCAGTCCGTACATCGCGATGCGCCCAGAGACTATCGTGCCTGAGGCAAAGAAGAACCGCACAGCATTACATGGGGTAGAGTCGCTGGCTTCCTCACCAGCACCGATCACCATATAAGTACCGCTACCAGCATCATACCAGTCAACAGATCGCCAACTAGCCGCGTTTAGGTTTTGGTTCCTATTTGGATAGAGCATAACCTCAGAACTATTTCCCCACGTGGAGCTTGTGGCCCCACCAATCCTGAAGTACGCGCTGGAGCCTTCTAGAGTCGAGCTGTGGAAGTTGGCCGCGGTGCCGCCCATATAGACATATACCCAGGTCCATATATTGGCAGTGTTCTTCCACGTCGCGCCTCCATCCAGACTCATCTGCATCCACAACGCTGCGTTGTGGGAAGAGGTCCTCAGCGACGTGATGTGGAACTGATAGGTATCGTAAGTGTTGTCTATCCCCGTGAATACAAGTTGTCCAGAGTTGTTTGCCACTTGAGACGAGAGGAATATCAGTCCGGGAGAAACGCCCGGAGGCGGATTTTGTAGTGCGGTAATAGCCGCTTGTTGTGTTGTGTTATTCGCCTGCTGTGCTGTGTTAATTGCCTGCTGTGCTGCAAGAGATGTTTGCAGTGTCGCGACATTCGCTTGAAGCTGTGTCGTGGTCGTGAATAGATCTTGAAGCCATGAATACCATTCAGGGTCCCAGTGACTCTGTTCATCAGTAACTCTTGAGAACGGATCGAGTGGGGCCTTCATCCAGAGTACCCCCGTGCTTCAAGATCATCTATCGAACCTCCCGACAGTCCCACATGGACCGGGTCCGAGACCCTCAACCGGAACCGAACGCCCTGGCCCTTAGACAGCCCGCACTGCAGGACATATGGGTGGGAGAGCGACTCCCCCGGACCACCGAGGCGACGCAGCACAGGGTCACCGTAGGTGTATCCCCCGTCGAGTGACCATGAGATCTCTACCTTCGGGTTCGTTACAGTGGAGGTCGTTCCTACAGCGGTCGTTAGCAAGAAGCTGCTCCGAGGCACCATGACCCCGCGCGGAAAGCCTGACATCACCCCGCTTTCTACCTGCCAAATCAACGGGTCAGTACCTTCAAGAAAGTATGATCCGCTGATCTGATACAGATCTCCAGTAAACTCATCTCCGATGATCCAGCGATCGAAAATCCGAATGCTCTTCATTCCCTTCCAGTTGGACCGATTAAACGACTTGCGCTCGTTCCACTCGCCCGTGACTAGGTTATACTCCCACGTCCAATTATCATGAGAGGACAAGACCCAGAAGGCATTCTTGCCGTACATATAGACAAAGGCCTCGATGAGGTTACGGCCCCCGGCGAGTACCGCTGATTGAATGGCCCTACTAACATCATCGGTAGAGACTGGTGTAGGCGTGTATCCATCCAACTTATAAACGATGAAGTCATCTCCGGCCCAGAGCAACTGATTGGCCCATCCGGTCTCCCAACCAGCGACAGCATGAGTCCCAACGATACCCCGAGGGATAGTGACCTCGCGCGCGAACGGAAATGGGCTTGTTCCTGCATCGCGATAGACCCCTGTCCACTTATCTCCGAAGGCATAAAGTCGCCCCGCATATCGCAGTACCCGCCGCACGAACAGACCTTGCTCGGTATTCAGCGATAACGCCTGTACATTAGTAGAATTAAGATCGGAAGCATAGATCTGACCTCCACCGAACGACCAGACAAAGTACCCATCGAAGTCACAAACACTCGTTGGCCCGGCGGGTAGATTGGCCGAGACAAAGGCTGTTATCCCAGTACTGGTGTCAACATTAAAACAGCCATTTTCGCTGACAACTACATTCTGTTTAACAAGAGCGTTATTCCGCCCGAAGGTTACTGGTTCGGTCCCTACAAACGGACCTAAATCTGTCACAGAAAAGATACTATCAAACTTCATAAGTCTACCATTAATTGCCCATACTCCAACGGCTTCTGCGTCAAGAAATCCTCTAGTATGACCACTTATTGCAGTCGTTGCTATCCGTTGAATACCAGGAGAACGCCTTACGATGATCTGTGATGGTGCTCCATAGGGCGTCTTCTCCACATAGGCATTGATCAGCCTTCCACCAGACTCTTGTGGCCTGGTGGCCGGGGCTGACGTAGTTGGAAATACAATAGACGGCATCAGAAGTACTCAGCTTCCTGGGTCCCGTAAGTGGGACCGCTCGAGGTCAACCGGCGTAAGCGACTCTCATAGTACTCCTTGATCTGCGGATCGAAGTTCTTTCCCGCCACGGGAGCACAGATGTTGGCCAATAGTCCCGCGAGCGAGTCGAACCACTCAGCGGGGATATACCCATCATTAACTACCTCACAGATGTTATCCGAGGCCAGTTGCATTACCAACGGATCTACGTTATTATCGATCTTCTCTGAGTACTCCGCCTCGAGTCCCTGACCAGTGCCGACAATGTTGAGCTTGTCCGCAGCCTCGCGTATAAGCTCGAAGCGGGTTTTGGTTGTTTTCATAGCGGCAGAAGCTCCAGTGTGATGTTCAACCGCGTGATAGGGGCACCTGTCGTAGATGAGAACCTAATGATATCGCCTGCGTTAATGCCTGTAGTCCATCCAGCCAAGGTACTGTTCTGATACTTACCCGCGACAAGAACAGGGTTAACTCCTCCCGTGATATCCACTAGACCTCCCGGCCACGCAGGGAAGTTACCCTTCTGGAGGGTTATGGTGGGATTTCCGCTCGTCGCGTCGCTAATGATAGTGACCCTCGTAATAGTACAAGAGTATGGGATCAACGTGTCCTGCACGCTAGGCGTAGCTCCAATGAGCAGCGCGGCGGGAACACCCCTAATCCTGTGATTGGCCGTAAGTTCCAGACTTCCGGCCCCGTTAAATCCCAGACCACCACCTGCCGTCAATACCTCAACTGCCCCGGTGCCAGAGGTATCCCGCCCGAGTAGTCGATCAGACGGGATACTCTGGAGTGCTGTTATAGGGATATTGGCATAGGCCTGTGCCGCGAAAGTGTAGGTACCACCATTCTTAGTGATAGTGATCCCGGTCCCGGCCAAAACCTGAGCCGGGAACCGAGGCAGAATACGAGCACGAAGACTTGGTTGCGTACCCACGAGCACCTCCTACTGCGGATCTCTCTCGACCTTGAACTGTTTGTTCTGGCTAAGAGAGTCGGCTATGATAAGATCGTCTCCGATCTCGACAGGAACTCCCCGCGGAAGCTTGTATGGGCCAAAGTCGAGTACCTTAGCCTCTAACGGATCACCAGTACCAAGCCAGGTTACTTTAACTCGAGCCATATCTTCCTCCACTATTTTTTGGACTTGGACTTGTCGTCCTCTTTGGGCTGAGCTTCCTCCGGGATCGGGATCGCCTGAGCCGGGGGTGGTGCCATAGGGTTTGGCACTACGGGCTCACCCGGCTTCGGCACCGGCCCTTGGGCCGACTGCTGCGAGGGCGGCACGTGAGTATCCAGCTGCGGGGGGTTCGCCTTGTCTTCGTCTTTGTGTTGGGCCATTTCACTCTCCGTAAAAGCGGGAGGGGACTACCCCCTCCCAGTTGGACGAGGTCGGTTACGCAAGTGGCTTGACGAACTGAACGATGATGTAGGCATCACCAGTAGCCGTCCCGGTGATGTTAGCATAGACATCGGTGTCGGCCACGAGTGGCATCACCAACGCCGCAAGTGGTACTGTGTTAAGACTGCCTGCCGTCAATGCGATAGTGGCAGCAATCTCCGAACCGGTAGGTGTCGTACCAATACCAAACACTGGAGTAGAGCCAGTGATAGCCGTCTCCACGTTGGTAGAGGCAGCGAGGATGATAGCTCCCGCCGGGAGCGTACCAACCTTGATGCTGTAGACAGAGACACCGCCAGTCGGCGCGGCTCGGGCAGCAATATACTGCACGAACTCATATCCGGCTTCGCGAGCGGCTCCCCTGTTGTTGAGTGACGTTACCATGTTATGAGCCCTCCTCAATCAGACGAACAAGCGAAGAACCCATTCACCACGCCCCACTGCTTAAGAGTGGTCGAGGTGTACGGGTGCCGCTTGAACATCTTGCCGACGCCGTAGGCCATCTCGATGCCGACGCCAGTGATGAAGCCGTAGTCGTCTTCCTTGCGGAACGTGGGCTTGGCCATCTGACCCCACGCGAAGACTGCAGCCTGTTGGCCGAGCATGAACACAGGCTCGACCCGCGTAGTGCCACCCTGACCTCCAAGCAGGAGGTTGCCAGTGCCTGCCGGACCCCAGGGACCAGGGTTGGCAGTCGTGCCCACGAAGCGGCTGATCTCAGGAACACACCTGACAATCACTCCGTCATAGATCTGATCGCCATCTTGGAAGATAGGGTTCTTGGTAGCGCCATATGGCCCTGACTGTTCGCGGGGCCTTGCGTCCTTGTTGATGGTCTCCAGGGAGATCTTCAGGTCGCGGAACGCGTTAGTGCCTGCGCACGCGATGTAGTACTCATACCCATCATCAGTCCGATAGGGACGGATATGGGGATCAGCATTCATTGCGAGCCGCTTCATCAGTGACAGGTTCGTGGCAGTGAACTTGTCGTTGGTCGTGTCGCACTGACCAAGAGACGTAGCAAAGTCCGTCGCGTTGTTGGACACTGCGTTACCAAATAGGATACGATCCGAATTGGCAGCGCGCCACGCGTCCTTCTGAGCCGTCGAAGCCTGATCGAACTGGATACCATTGACCCTCGTGCCGCCGCTTGACGGCGGAAGGGTCTCGGTCGGCAGGGCCATCAGCGCGGCAATGATCTCGTCCCGCTGAAGTTCCTTACCCCAGTCGCTCAAGAGCGGCTTCGCCACCCCAAATACGTCGGCTGAGTCCTTATGAGACTCAGACTTCGTAGTCACCACAGCGTTACGAGCCCATTCGATCCTGACTCGCATACCGTAGTTGTCGATCTTCTCTTCGTTTCCGACCAGCGTCTGTGTCGCCACGCCAGCTCCCTGAAGGCGCGAGACGAGCGGGATGTTCATATCCTCGCCGCCTGCCTTCAGCTCGCTGCGGATACGAATAACCGCGTTCAGGCCCTCACTCATGTAGGGCGAGAACTGATTACCTCTAACAAACTCTCGGTTGATTTCCTCTGTATACCGAACGAGTTTGTTATTGTCTTGAATGGTTGTCACAGCCATGGCTGTAACCCTTTCCTGACTCGAGCCATATCAAAACATTTTGTTCCGGTATGGCTCATGCGCTCATCTCTCTTTGCCATTACTCATGGCATATCGAAACAAGCTATCGTGGCTCATATCGCCCATCTTCTCCGTGTTTCCGGCGGAGGCGGTGGTCTTTGAGAGCGACGGGGGAAGTCGTGTCTCAGACGGTCGACTGGCAGCGCTTCCACGAACCTTATCTAGCATACTGGCCTGGAAGGTGGGATCAGCCATCTTCTCAGCCAGCTTCTTCTCAAACCAAGCGTTAGGATCGTCACCAACGGCAGCAAGGGTAGCTTGCTTCCTGTGCCACTGCACGACCGCGTCGTAGCGGTTCGGTGACTGCACCACACGCTCGTAGTCGGCCACGTCGAGGGTTTGCTGAGCCCTGGCATCCAAGAACGCCTGTTCAGCTTCCGCGACCTTATCCTGCCCGTGCCGGGTCTCAGCGATCAGCTTGCTGTTGTACATCGTAG